TACGTCGACATCGCGGTGGCCATGGCGAGCGATGTCCGGGCGCTGTCCAACGAGCGCAAGATCCTGCGGCAGGAATTGCTCGATTCCCCCGTCTGCAAGGGGTACGTCCAGGCGGTCGAGGGGGCCTATCGCGAGATGTGGCGCCGCTACGTGGAGGCCGCGTGAACATCGATCCGGCGCTGGCGCTCCTCGAGGTCGCGGCGACGGCCCAGGTCCTCTTTGTCGGGGACCGGATCGTGGATGAGTATCACTACGTCACCGCCCTCGGTAAGTCGCCGAAGGAGCACCTCATCACGGTGGCCTACGAGGACCAGGAGGTCTTCGAGGGGGGCGTGGTGGCCGCGGCGACGCACGCGCGGTCCTTCTGCGGTGGCGTGTGGATCGCGACGAGCCCGACGGTCGTCCGCAAGGTGCGGATGGTCGACCGCGTGTACCTCCGGAAGCTGTTCGGGATCCACTACAACCAAGATCAGGAGCCGCTCGAGCTCCCGGAGGCGCTCGACCACTTCGACGCGGTGGTGGTGACGGACTTTGGTCACGGGCAGATCACGCCGGCCATGGTGAACAGGCTGGTGGCGCTGCCGAACTACCTGGCCGTCAATGCGCAAACCAACTCGTCTAACGTGGGGTACCACCTGATCACCAAGTACGAGCGGGCCGACTACGTCGTCATTGACGAGCCGGAAGCGCGGCTGGCGGCGCAGGACCGGACCGGCAAGATCGAGGACGTGATGCAGCGCTTGGCGCTGGGCCGCTACGGGAAGCTCGTGGTGACGCTCGGCGCGCGTGGGGCCATTGGGTACGAGCGGGGCGTGTTTACGCGGTGCGACGCCATGACGCAGCAGGTCGTCGATACGATGGGGGCGGGCGACGCCTTCTTCGCGGTGACCGCGCCCCTCGCCCGCCACGGCCGCATGAACGAGCTCCTGCTGATCGGGAATGCGGCCGGCGCGCTCAAGACGCAGATCGTGGGGCACCGGGCGAGCGTGACCAAGCCGGACCTCATCGCCTACCTCAAGGCCTATGCCGCTCGTTGACAGAATCCGACAGGCTCGGCGCGTCTACCTCATCGGGAATGGGGGGAGTTACGCCAATGCCGCGCACATCGCCAACGACCTGCTATCGCGGGGCGTCAAAGCTTTCACCATCGACGCCGCGACCCTCTCGTGTCTGGCGAATGACCATGGCTGGGCCTACGGGTTCGCGCGGTGGCTCGAGGTCGTGGGCGAGCCGGAGGATCTGCTGATCGCGCTCTCCGGGAGTGGCAAGTCTCCGAACATTCTGATGGCCATCGAGACCGCCGAGAAGATCGGCATGGACGTGTGGCGCGAGTTCGGGGCTTCACAGGGCCTCGACATGGAGGCGGCCGAAGAGCGCCAGGTCCAGCTCGGGCACCAGCTCAAGGGGCAGCTCCCATGCTGACGGCGACTAAAGTGAAGCCCTGGATGCGGCCTCGATATTTGGAATGGCGCAAAGAGTATGAGCGCTCCGAGAAGTTTCTCGCCAAGGTACGTGTGCGTCAGAGGAAGTACCGAGCCGATCCGGCCAAGAAAGAGAAGTTCGTGGAGTATCAACATCGCTACAAGAGCAAGCATAAGATCCGACACCTCGTTGGCCTCGCGATTCGGCGCGCCAAGGCCAAGGGTATCCTTTGCGATAAGCCCTACCTGCTCTCGCTCGAAGAGCAACGACCTATTAACTGTCCATGCTGTGGTCATCTCCTTGATTACTCTGCCAATGGGCACGGATCTAATCGAGCGCCAGAGCGGGCGCCAAGCCTGGACAGAATTGATCGGGAGCGAGGGTATGTAGCAGGAAATGTCGCCATTCTTTGCTGGCGATGCAACCGGCTCAAGAGCGACAGCTCCATCCAAGAGCTCGACGCTCTCCTCCGATATATGCGGAGCCATCAATGACGAAACAGGATTTGATCGACTTTGAGATCGAGGTTGCCCGGCGGTTTGAAAACAAGGAAATACACGGGCCGATTCACTTGTCGGATGGGAATGAAGATCAACTCATGGAAATCTTTCACCATATTCAACGAGGGGACTGGGTTTTTTCAAATTGGCGGTCGCATTTCCACGCGCTCTTGCACGGGGTGCCGCGTGAGCAGGTGATGGCGGAGATCCTCGCCGGCCGAAGCATGATGCTGCACTTCCCGGAGTACCGATTCTTCACCTCGGCCATCGTCGGCGGGATTCTGCCGATTGCGTGCGGGGTGGCGGCCGCGGCCGCCCCGGGCGAGCGGGTGTGGTGCTTCGTCGGGGACATGACGGCGAGCATCGGGGCCTTCCGGGATGCCGAGACTTTCGCTGAGGGGCACGACCTGCCGATCACGTTTGTCATCGAGGACAACGGGCTGGCGACCAACACGCCGACGGCGGCCGCGTGGGGTCCGCACCTGTTTCGCAGTGACAGTAAGACGTTCCGCTACGCGTACAAACGCACCTACCCTCACGTCGGAAGCGGAGTCTACGTTGCCTTCTAAATTTGCGGATGCCGTGAATGTCGAGATGCGCCGGATCGCCGCGGATCCGCGGGCGCTCTTCGTCGGCCAGTCGGTCGAGTATGACGGCGCGGCGATGTATGCCTCGCTGGACGGTGTGCCGACGGCTCAGCGGCTCGAGATGCCGGTGATCGAGGACTTCCAGATGGGGTTCTGCATCGGCCTCGCCCTCAAGGGCAAGCTGCCGATCTGCCTGTTCCCGCGGTTCGATTTCATGCTGCTGGCGGTCAACCAACTGGTCAACCACCTGGACAAACTCCCGATCTTCGGGTGGGAGCCCAAGGTAATCATCCGCACGACCGTGGGGCAGAAGGTCCCGCTCGATGCCGGGCCGCAGCACACGCAGAACTACACGGACGCGTTCCGGGCGATGTTGCTGAGCATCCCCGTGATCCAGGTGCGGAGCGCGGCGGAAGTGACCTGGGCCTATGACTTCGCCCGCGAGGCGCCGCGCTCGGTGCTGGTGGTGGAGAACCCCGCGTGATCACGGTCCTCGCGAACGGCTGTTTCGACGTGCTGCACATCGGCCACCTCTGGCATCTGCGGGAGGCGCGGGGCTTGGGCGATCGGCTGGTGGTCTCGCTCACGCTGGACGCCTGTGTCAACAAGGGGCCGGGGTTGCCGATTAATCCGTGGGCGCATCGCGCGGAGATGCTGTTGGCGCTCCGCTGTGTGGACGACGTGGTCCCGACAACGAGCTGCTATGCGGCGATCCGCGCGGTGCGTCCCCAGGTCTTCGTCAAGGGCATCGACTACATCGACTCGCTGCGCGACGAGGCGCGGATCGCCTGCCGGGAGGTGGGGGCGGCGCTGCACTTCACGTCAGCGCCGAAACTGTCGTCGGGGGAGATCATTCGCCGAATGAAGGCAACGACGCTATGAGCGACGCCCTGAGAGAGCTCAAGGTAATTGTGCACTTCGATGAGGAGATCCCGTTGGCCGCGCAGGGCCGGGCGCTCCTCGATCTAGAACGGAGTCTCCGGAGCATGACGGGGCTCGACGTCCGCGTGTTCAAGGAGCGCATGGGGGATGACTCGAAGTTGCGGATCAAGATGACCCAACAAGAAAGAGAGCGTCTATGAGCAGCAGCCTTCCCGAGTTGGTCGATCACATCGTGAATCCGTATGCCTTGGTCCTCGATGGCACCAAGGTGGGCTGGTACCCGGAGCGAATCGCCGCCTGGGAGCGCGGGGAGAAGATCGCCCCGATCACGATGGACGTGGCCTGGACGCGCAAGTGTAACTACGCCTGCGAGTTCTGCTACGCCACGCTGCAAGCGTCGAAGGGTCAGGAGATCACGCGCGAGATCGCCTTGCAGTTCTTGTCGGACGCCGCCGAGATCGGGGTCAAGGGCGTCTCGCTGATTAGCGACGGGGAGTCGTCCATCGTGCCGTTCTACGCCGAGTCGATCGCGCACGGGGCGAAGGTGGGGCTCCAGATCGGCATCGGGACGAACGGCCGGATGCTCCGCAAGCCGATGCTCGAGCAGATCCTCCCGCATCTGTCCTACCTGCGCTTCAACTTCTCCGGCGGGACGCGCGAGGGCTATGCCCGGATCATGGGCGTGAAGCCGGAGTGGTACGACGAGGTGATCCAGAACGTCAAGGATGCGATGGAGATCAAGCGCCGGGACCGCCTGGGCGTCACGATCAACATGCAGCTCGTCTGCGAGCCCAAGTATGAGCCCGAGTTGGTGCCCTTCGCGGAGCTGGCCCAGCGCCTCCGCCCGGACTACGCCATCATCAAGCACTGCGCGGACGACGTCGAGGGCACGCTCGGCATCGACTACAGCGAGTACGCGCGGCTGGACGCGACGTTCGACCGGGTCGAGGCCATGAGCGACAAGGACTTCCGGATCGTTGTGAAGCGCGACCGCTTGAAGAACGGGGGCCGGCGGGATTACTCGAAGTGCTACGGCCCGCCGTTCATCCTCCAGATGTCCGGCAATGGTCTGATCGCCCCCTGCGGCTTTCTCTTCAACGAGAAGTACAAGGCCTTTCATATCGGGAACATCTGCGAGGAGCGCTTCAAGGACATCTACCAGAGCGATCGCTACTGGGAGGTGATCCGCTACCTCGCGTCGGATGACTTCGACCCGCGGAGCCGGTGCGGGCCGAACTGCCTCCAGACGCAGACCAACTCCTATCTCTTCAAGCTCAAGGCTGGGGAGGTGTCGCTGCCAGTCGGGGCGCCACCCCCACATCTGGGATTCCTCTAAACTCGAATGCTTCTTGATCTGCGGTCGCTCTATGAGGCAGTCGTCACCGGCGACACCATCCTGGTGTCCGTGGCCGATGGGACCCCCGCCTCTGAATTCGTGGCGCTCACCGTCAACCCGCTGGTGCCGGCGGTCTTCGACGGGGTGGGCGAGAGCGATCAGGTTCGGGTCGAGATCCCGATGTCGGTGGTGGTGGCCGACGCGGACGCCGCGAGCGAGCAGGTCACCGCGCAGATCCCGATGGGCGCGGTGGTGTTCGATGCCGATGGGGCGATCGAGGTCGTGTCGGGCGGGATCCTCATCCCGGTCCTCACGGTCGATGGCGTCACGCCAGTCGAGGCCGTCAGCCTGGTCCTTAGCAGCGGGGTCCTGGTGCCTGGGGTGCAGGTCGTGGCGACGGACACCCTCGCGGTCGGAGAGCGGCGGTCGGTGCTGCGGGCCGGGTACGAGGAGGCGCTCTTCCGGCACGGTGGGGTGGCGCACGCGCGAGCGATCAACGGAGCGGTCGAGACTGCGGGGCACCTCTTGGAGGCCGTCGATCAATGAGTCACGAGACCATCGAAAGCTTCGAGATCGCGGAAGACACGACGCCGGACTACACGGTGTTTCTCGTGGACAAAGACGATGCCCCGATCCCGGGGAGCGTCCTCGATAGCCTCACGTTGACGTTCTATCAGGAGTATACGCGGGCCATCATCAACACGCGGGACCGGCAGAACGTGTTGCAGCTCAACGGGGTGACGGTCGACGAGGACGGCAAGCTGATCTGGAATATGACCCGGGACGATACCGCGATCATCAACGATGCGCTCCGGCACGAGCCGCACATGGCGCTGTTCGAGTACACCTTCCCCGGGACGTCCGGCTCGGAGTACGCCAAGCACCTCGTGCGGTTCAACGTGTTCAACATGGTGCGCGTCCCGTGACGTGGCGCGGATGGTTGTGGCTGACCGGCTGGCGGTGGTCGCACCGCCTCTATCAGTGGTTCGAGCAGCGCCGGCCTGGGGGCGGATGGCGATGATCCCCGCTGCCCGCGGCACGCGCCTCTCCCGGCAAGTCTGCCTCCGGTACGTGATGCGGCACCCGGTCGCGTTCCGGGAGTACTTCGTGCCCCAGGTCTCGAAGCGTCGGTACTGGCAGCGCTACAGCTTTAACCCGGCGATGCTGGCGCTCGATCAGGGCGACACGATGTTCGCCGCCGGCCGCGCGTCCGGGAAGTCGTATTCCCTGCTCGAGCCGGAGCTGGTGCGCCAAGCGATCGCGCGGCCGGGGGAGGAAACCCTGCTTACCTCGCTGCGCCGGATCCACGTCGTGGACCGGATGGAGCGGGTGATCGACTACTTCGAGACCGTGCCCATCCTGAGCCTGTACCGATTCCGCGAGGTGCGCTCGCCGAGTTACATCATCGAGCTCCGGACCGGGCACCACCTGTACGGGGTCTCGGTCGGTGATGATCCCGAGGCCCGGATGGCGCAGGGCAAGCACGCCTCCACCATCGTCCTCGAGGAGGCCCAGCAGTACCCCGACCGGGCCTGGCTGAAGCTCCAGGGCGCCAAGGACCCCCGGGGCTGCCGCATGCTCATGGCCGGCGTGCCGGATGGCCGCTTGGATACGCCGTTCCGCCGCGCGGACAACAAGCTCGCCTCATTCTCGAACCGCCGGTTCCACCTCACCCGCCGGTACGACCCCTACTTCGATCAGAAGACGAAGCGGGAGTTCGTCGACAACCTGGGCGGCGAGGAGCAGGACACCTTCATGCAGGAGGTGGACGCTGAGTGGGGGCACCCGGTCTGGTCGGCCTGGGACCTCGACGCGATCTACCGCTGCGTCGAACCCCAGCTCCCGATCCAGCTCGTCGAGGTCTCCGGGAAGCTCTACCGCCAGCAGGGGCTCACGCCGGCGTCGGTCTGTGCGGACCTGCCCGGCCCCGCCCATCCGGGCGCCCCGGTGATGCTCTCCATGGACGTGGGCTACTCCCAGCCGTCGGAGATCGGTGTGTGGGAGCGGTGGCACGACCGCTGGTGGATGACCGCGCGGGTCCGGCTGGTCAACCGGATGGAGCACGATGACCAGGCCGATATCCTCCATGAGCTCGCCACGCGGTACGGCGCCATGAAGGTCGGGATCGATACGACAGAAGGTGAGGGGCGTGCGATCGCGCACACCTGCGAGGTCGGCGATCCGCAGAACGGGCGCCAGCCGTGGGGTGAGCGGATTGTGCGCGTCACCTTCACGGAGACGTTCCTCTCGGGGTGGACCCCGCTGGGCGAGGAAGTCTGGGAGCACGCGCGGTCGATCGGGACCCGAACCCTGCGCGGCCTGTTCAGCCATAAAGAGGTCGCGCTGCCGCCCGACGAGAACATCCCAATGGAGTTCAACCAAGAGCGGGAATCACGGAATAGCGACGGCAGTACCAAGGTCATCACGCCGCCGACCGTGCATATCACCGACATGATGCGTGTCTTGGCCGTCATGGTGTTCTTGGAGACGCCCCTGATCCCACCGGATGCCGATACGGGTGGGTTCGCTGATCTGGAGTGGGGGGACCGTCCGAGCCCGTGGGCACCAACCATCGCGATGTAAAGGAGCGATACCCATGCCTCGGAAGAAGCCCGACGATTCACTGGCTGGCCTCTACTCGGACGTCCCGGCGGTGCCCGGTGGGCGCCTCGCCCTGGAGGCCGCGGCGGCAGAGACACGGGATCGCCTCATGGCGTCCACGCGGCCAGACATGGGTGGGGCGCCGGTCAACCTCATGCTCACACCCCAGAGCTATCAGCAGCGCGTCATGCGGATCTGGGACTCGTACAGCATGGACCCGCTCTTCCACCGGCTCGTCAATCGCGTGGTGGAGTTCGCGGCCAACGGGTCGCAGTGGGAGGTGCCGGCGGACTCGAGCGATGTGTCCTGGCTCAAGAAGCTCCGGCGCTGGGTGACGCTCCGCGAGTCAAAGATCGAGAAGGAGGAGGAGTTCTGGAACGCGTGGTCCGGGATGATCAATCTCGGCGTGCCCAACGTGTTGCCGGGGTTCAACGAGGTGGTGAAGTGGTCGGTGAAGCACCTGCTCCTCTCCGGCATGTGGGTGCCGCACTGGAAGCTCGGGACGATGCGGGTCGGCAA